CTGCCACAACAATGGGCAGATGACTTTATCCAGTCAAAGTTGAAATACTGGGCTTTTTATCGAACAGGTTTCAAGTTGCATATTACCATTAATGGCACAATGCAGCACTATGGCAGACTCATGGTCACGTGGCTTCCACAACCCAGTGGCATTGATGGTGTCTATAAGGGCTATGATCAAATGTGGACTAATAATCCAGTGCAAATTGATGCAAATTCAAGCCAAACAGTAGAAATTGAGATTCCATTTACGCACAATATTGAGTTTCTCAAAACAGCAGACATCGCTTTAGCAGGCACAAATCAGTATGTGGCAGTTTACTTCCACGTATCAGTCCCATTGCGAATGTTGGCAGGTACTGCAAACTCGGTATCAGTCACAGTTTTTGTCACTCCACTTGATCTAGTTATTCATGGATCGACTATACAACCATATGTGGCACAAATGGATCAAATGCAATTGGATGAACTCATTGAAAAGTCGAATCCAGTGAAAGATGAAGCAGTCACTAATACGAATAAAGGTCTCATTTCTAGGACAGTGATGATGGCCGGAAAAGTAGCAACTAATTTCTCGTTTATTCCAGAAGTTGGTCCGTTTGTGGCTGTTGGTGGTTATGTCACGCAAGCAGTTGGCAAAATGCTTCAATGGTTTGGCTACGCAGTATCACCAAATTTGGCTGCAATTGCACCTATGATGCAAAAGCAAACGCAATTGTACCGAAGTGAAGATTTGCCCAACACTACAGTCATGATGCATGATCCTAAAGCGTGTCTAGACGTGAATTATGCTAACGTCAACGATGCTCTATCTGCAAATAGCCTATTGTATTACATGCAGAGACCAGCATGTTTGCAAGCAGTAACATGGACAAGCACGCAAATAGTGGGAGAAATAGTTGTGGCTACAAATTTGAATCCTTTCACGTTCGAGAGACCGGTTTCAGATGCACTGTATGTTCAGCTACCCATTGCTCGAATAATGCAAACAGCGACTCAATGGAGAGGTAGTTTGCGTTTTCATTTTGCATGTATTGCATCTAAATTCCATGCAGGACGCCTACGTATTTCATACGATCCTTGGGAATTTCAACCACGAACAACGACGCCAGCACCAAATCAATATACACACTTGATGAATGTTG